CTGGAGGTCAACAAACAGATTTGAACGACCCTTTGCTATTTGATTATAATTTCGGATTAGGCTTTAAGATTGGAGGTGTTGACCCTTTAAAAAGACCGAATAAAAAACAACCTGAAATAGAATTAAAAAGTTTTTCAGAATCATATCACACTTTAAACAATCAAAATTTACCTTTTTAAATAAAAATTATGGAATATTTAGACGTAATAATTGCACAAACAAATATAGTAGCAATAATCGAATCTTTGAAGTTTACACTTTCTGAGGTGAAGGAGAAGAACCCCGAACGCAAAGAATTCATCAACGGTATGCAGAAGCATTTAAACCAAATGAATGAAACGTATAGAATCTTCAAACAGTTTTCGAAAGAATTCGATACCTTGCAAAAGATGAATTTCAACTTTCATAAAGAAAATATGGAGTTAAGATTTGAGATGGAAAAGTTAAAAGAAATGAACGCTAATTTAATGAATGGGATATGAATATAAATATAAAAAATGAAACATTATTAAGTTCTACGGAGGTCTTTAGTTACGTTTCAAAAGTAATTGAAAGTGGTAAAATATCACAAAATAAAACTTGCTATTGTTATTTAACGACATTTAAATTAACTGAAAAAAGATACGTTTATGTTTTGTGTAGAAAAACAGAAAAGAGTTATATTTTTAACGTTCAAATGCATGAAATAAAATGAAAAATTGTAAAAATTGCGCTGAAAAATTTGAACCTAGATTTTCAACTCTCGAAAAATATTGTTGGAATAGCGACTGTAAGCTAATCGAAGCCCTACAAAAACTCGAACAAAAGAAAAAAACCGAGTCAAAGGAATGGAGCGAAAGAAAATCGAAACTGAAAAAAGATATGCTTACTTTACAAGACTATCTTAAAATAGCTCAACAAGTTTTTAATAAGTGGATAAGACAAAGAGACGAAGGATTGAATTGTATAAGTTGTAACAAACCAATTAAAGAAGGTAATTGTGATGCGGGACATTTATGGAGTGCAGGAGGACACGCAAACATTCGATTTAACGAACTTAATGTAAATAGTCAATGTTCTAGACCTTGCAACAAAGATTTGAGCGGGGACCCGAATAATTATAGAATTGGGTTTATACGAAAATACGGAATAGCAAAACTTGAATATTTAGATAGTATTGCACACGCTGAAAAGAAGTACAGCATTGATGAATTAAAAGAAATAATCAACATTTATAAAAATAAATTAAAATAATAGTAGTTTATATAAAAAGAAAGTTTATATTTGTAGAACAAAACTAAAACAAGTCAAATGAGTACAGAAGAAAAATTAAGTTTTGAAGATTACTTGGAAATCTCAAAGCAAAACGCAGTTAAAGAAGTAGATAATTTAATTGATTTACCAAAAGCAAATGGAATTTACCACAAGCTACATTTAGCTAAGCAGGAAATAGGAAAAATTAACAAATCTGCGGACAATCCATTCTTTAAATCAAAATACGCTGATTTAAACACTATTTTAGATGTCGTTGAGCCGATACTACATAAATACGGTTTAATACTCTTACAACCGATTAAAAGTGGATTAGTGCAAAGCGTAGTAATTGACATTGAAACGGGAACTGAAATAGTATCTGAAATTAAACTACCTGAGATAACCGACCCACAGAAATTAGGCGGGTGTATTTCGTATTTTAGACGTTATTCTATTCAGTCACTTTTGAGTTTATCAATGCAGGATGATGATGGTAACGAAGTAGCTAAACACGTGAATAAACAACCAATATCGAACGAACGATTTGAAAAGGCATTAGTCGCAGTAAATGACGGAAAGGCGAAAAAAGAGGATTTATTTAAATTTGAGTTAACCGATTTGCAAAAATCAGCATTAAAACTATTATGAGTAAAGTAATTTTATTTGACGCTGACAGCTTAATTTATCAGGCAATTTATAAAATAGTAACGTTTGGAGAAATTCGAGCGTTACTACAAAAAGGCGAAAGCAGATATGCAATTGAACTGGAGATTTTACAACGTGGTTACGATAGGTTTGAAAAGATGTATTTTGACATTCATAACGAAATTGAAGAAACGGTACAGGTGAGCGAAACAAAATATTTCTTTACTGACTGTAAAAAGAATTTCCGCAAAGAAATTGAGCCTAATTACAAAGCCAATAGAAAGCGCAATAAATGGGTTTCACAGCTTAGAAAGTATTTGATTGACTATTTGCCTAACTCATTTGCAAGTGATGAATTTGAAGCAGACGATTTGATTTATTATAATTCTCAATTATACGAAATTGACGATTATATCATTTGTTCAATTGATAAGGATTTAAAGCAAATTGAGGGTTTACATTTTGATTACTACCAGATGAAGCTGAAAGATGAAAATGGTGAATATATTTTAGACGAATTCGGCAAAGAAGTAAAAAAGCGCAAAGGATTTATCCAAATATCCAAAGAACAAGCTGAAAATTTAGTGTTTGAAATGATGTTGATTGGAGACGTTAGCGACAATATAAAAGGCATTTACGGAATAGGCAAGGTTAAAGCGTCTAAATTGCTTCTAGGACGTTCAAAATGGGGCAAATTTAGAGTTCTATGTGAAGAGTATCGCAAGGAATCAGATGAATGGAAAACACGTATTAAGATAAATGCACAATTATTAATGTTTAATTAAATAAAGTAAAAATAGATTGTTATGAAAATTGAAGGATTAGTGTACAAAATTGGCACAAAAGAGGTTAAAAGTGAGAAATTCACTAAACAAGATGTAATTCTTGAAGTAGATGAAGGACCATACAAGCAACATTTATCAATTCAATTTGTGAACGATAAGTGTGCCTTACTACAGAATTTAGCAGTAGGCAACAAGGTAGGTATAGAAATCAATATTAAAGGGCGTTTATGGACGAATGCATCAGGTGTTGAGACTTGTTTTAATACTTTAGAAGGTTGGAAGTTGGAAGTTTTAGACTTGAATAACGCTGTGACAAACGTGCCTATTCAAAACACGGTTGAAGACGATTTATTACCTTTTTGATAACAATGGGGGCGTAAAAACCCCTTTTAAAAACACGAAATAATGACAGCAAAACAACTATCTAAAGTAAACAGTTTAGCAAGGGAAATGATACAACATCATTTACTCACTGAAAATATCACATTAGCGAAGTTTTCCAGAGATGCAGGATTGAGTCAGAATCAAATTTGGCTATATTTAAACGCTGAAAATACGACTAAAGGACTTCACACAACAACACTAGAGAAAATCGGCAAATACTTATTAGATTATGAAACTAGCAATATTTAAAATCGGAGTGTTTATCGTAATTTGTGCGCAAGTATTTGCGGTATTTTGGATATTAAAGCCCGAAAAGAAGGTGACAAAAACACGAATAGAAAAGAAGGTGTACTACTATTTAGACCCAATCGACTCAGCAAACGATAAATCCTTAAGTAACGGGAAGAGGAGATACTACAACTATTTAGAATCGAAATGATTTATAACGCAAAACCCGTGTTAGCATCAGTGCTTATGTTTTTAATATGGTCGATTGTAACATTATTACTTGCAATATCAATAGTAGGATGGGTAGCATTAGCAATGATGATAGATAATGAAGATGGTTGGTTTAGCATTCCAAGTAAGTGTGTTAAGTCGCTTAGATAGCATTGCACATAACGGTAGGTAAGTAGGCATCCGTTTTAATGGTGCTTACTTGCCGTTAGGTGACTGGTTTTATTTAAAATTTTAGACATGGAAAAAAATAATGAATTTACAAGAATTGGAACATTTTGCGAAAGATGTAGAAATGTTAGTTGCATCTGTAAAATAGGAGAAAACACTTCTATAATAAAAGCAACATTATTTAACGAAGAAGAAGAAGACTATGACAATATTGGTTTATGTCGTTATTGCAATCATTATCACGATTTAGATAATGAATGTACAGAAGAATTTGAGTACTAACGGTGCGTTGGCAATTTTAAATAGAACTTGCACCTAACATCCGTATAGGCGAAGTTTTAATTTCGCTTATGCTTTGTTATCAATTTATTTAAAAGTAGAAAATATGAATAATAATACAGAAATTATTGAAGAAGCTAAAAAGGCATTGGCTGAAATTGAATATAAAAAAAGAACTTGGAAAAGTGATTTAATGAGAAAAATGGATATTTGGCAAAGTATAGCAGAAGAAATAAATTCATCTAAGGGTAAAAAACAGAAATTTTGGGGCTTAGTAATGGATTTATACAAAGAGAAATACAGATAATCAATTTATTCATTATCTTTCGCAAAAAACACGTGGAAAAATGCGCTAAATATTTAAATGGAATACCAACAGAAGAGTGGTTAGCAACGATAATTACCGTAAAGTATAAAGAAGCCTTGATAGGTTATTCAATAGGCTTTAAAACGGATGCTATACCAACGATTTGCGTTCAAAAAAGTATTAACATTTGGAAATTGAAGCAGGAACTACGAAAACACGAAATAGGAATATTAACAACAAAATCAATAGGACATTTGCACTACATTTATTTTTTACGTTATTCAAACGAAAATTAATACCTTTGCATTGACTAGTGTTTAGGTTTTGTAGCGCACAAGGGGAGTAGAGATACAAACTTTGTGCGTATTTTTAACATTAAAACGAACAATTATGAACAAAAAACTAAAAGTAGCATTAGGAATATCATTACTGCCAATATTCGGAATAATCTTCTTTATTGATAGAGCGATGTTATTCTTTTTACCTTGGTTACAACAATCAAAAATCACAACCTGGTTTGAAGGTCAAAAAGAGATGGCATCTTCATTTACTAGAGTGTTATCTTTAGGTGTAATATTAGGCATTTATTGGACTGTTAGATTATTTATCTAAAATGGGGTTGAATAAGAATCCAATCGGGCTTGGTGACACAGTAGAGAACATACTTGAATCAACAGGAATAGCCAAAGTAGTTAAGAGCGTTATTAAAACGTGCAACTGCGGAAAACGAAAGGATTTATTGAATAAAATAGTACCTTACCGAAACACGAAAAAATAGTGAAAAAATAGTGAATTATGGCAGATAGATTAGATAATTTAAAACCATTCAAAAAAGGAGAGGTTGCAAATCCAACGGGAAGACCTAAGGGTAAGCGCAATAGAAGTACGATTTTACGTGAGTTATTAGACTTAAATGAGAATGAACTTAAAATGCACTTAGCTCAAATCAATAAAGCAATAATCAAAGAAGATACAAACGCATACAAGGCGGTCTTAGATAGTGCATACGGAGCACCTATCCAACAAATAGAGCAAACGAACACTGAAATAGACCTATCCAACCTCACTACAGACGAATTACGGGACTTATTAAACGAAGATGAATGAACGTAAGGAATACGCTAAACGAATGCTTAGAAATGAGCTATCAAGACGTTCACTCTGGGAGTTTTGTATGGCTTATGACCGTACTTTTTTCGTAAATAGACCATTCCTTAAAGAAATAGCGGATGCTTTTCAAGAGATTGAAGAGAAAACAATCAAAAGTTTAAGCGTTTCAATGCCGCCTAGAGCGGGTAAAAGTTACATTACTTCGTTATTCTGCGCCTGGACAATCGGAAAAAATCCGACTAAGAGTGTAATGCGTAACACTTGTACGGCTACATTGTTCTTGAAGTTTAGTTATGATGTTAGAGCAATCGTTAAGAGTGACAAATACCGCTCAATATTTCCCAATGTAAGCCTATCAGATGATAAATCGAACCTACAAGGGTGGAATACTAACACGAGTAAACAAGTAGGGTATTTTGGAGCTGGTGTTGGTGGTACTATAATCGGGTTTGGAGCGTCAAACGTTGCGATAACGGATGATTTATATCGAGGCATTGAAGACGCACTAAGCGACACTGTGAACGATAGAATCAATCAATGGAAGGAATCAACACATGATAGTAGGTTTGAAAGCGGTTGTGCTCGTATTGATATAGGCACACGTTGGAGTTTAAACGACGTTATAGGCCGCAATATTGAGTCAAAGATATACGACAAATCCATTATTGTAAGCGCTATGAACGATCAAGGTGAGTCATTTTGTGAGGATGTATTGACAACAGCTGAATATATCGAAAAAAAGAAACGTACAGCACCCGAAATTTGGGAAGCTGAATACCAACAGCAGCCAGTTGACATGAAAGGTAGGTTGTTTAATAACCTTAATTTCTTATCTAAAGAGGAGTTTGCCGAAATCACAAAATCAAACCCTATTGAAGGTTGTCTTGGCTACGTGGACGTTAGTGACCAAGGTACTGATTACACATCAGTTGCAATTTGTGCAATTGTGAAGAAACAACTGTTTATTGTGGACTATTTAATGACTCGAGATAATACCGATATAACGATACCTCAAACGGCTGCAATGTTGGATAAATGGAACGTCAGTTATTGTAGGGTTGAATCGAATAGTATGGGCGCAATGTTTGAACGTCAACTTAGAACGCAAACACGGACAAAAACACTTCAGGTCCATAACACGCAAAATAAGATGACACGCATAATAATGAGTAGTGCTCATATAATGAATTCTATGATATTTATACGCAATGGTGACAATCAATCCGAGCTATTTATCCAAAATGTACTAAGTTTTAGTAAGGAAGGTAAGAACAAGAATGATGATGCTCCAGACTGCTTGAGTGGATTATCTATATTTGTTCAATCAATGTTTAAAAAATTGTCTTAACTTTGCTTAAATTCTAATCAATTCAGATGGAGATAAATTTTTGGGAGTCGTTTTTTGGCGTTAACAGCGGTCAACAGAATAGATTCATAAACCAATTCAATAGACTAAGACCTATACAAAATCAAGTGTGGGGTGTAAAGAATGCCATTTGGATTGACACTAACAACGCTTGGGAGTGGTTCCTAACTATTCCAGAGTTTAGAGCCGTTATTGATAAGCGTGCCTCGATGATGAGTTCAAACATACCGAAGTTATACGATAAAGATAACGTTGAAATCACGGAACATTGGTTTTTAGATATGGTTCACCATCCAAACCCTGTTCAAAGTTGGTCAGATGTTGTCTATTCACTATCTGTTAATGATGCTTTATACTCAAATGCGTTCGGTTATTGCCCATTAAGAGCGTTTAATCAACGTAATTTGTTCGTTCCGCTACCAAGTAATAAGATACAAATCCAAACTAGCGGCAAAACGCTTAAGCAAATGGATATGAACGGTCTTATTGACGGTTATAAGTTTGAGTACGATGACAACGAAATCGAAACTTTGCTTATCGAAGATGTTATTTATTTAACAACTACTGACGGCATGAACATTATTAAGCCTACAAGTAGAATCGATGCATTGAAATATCCACTATCAAACATCAAAGCGAGTTACCATAAGCGTAACGTATTACTAGAAAATATCGGAGCAATAGGTATTTTATCGGCTCAGAATAGTGATATTGGAGGTGCAATTCCT